TTGCTACCGCCACTGGTGCCGTGATCGGTGTTCTGGTCGGTCAGGAACTTTCCAATCAGAACCAAAGCGGTAATCATCACCATGGTCATCCGGCGCCGGTCATCTATACCTATCCTACCGCTGGACTTTGTGGTCATCACAGCAATCCTGGTGTACGTGCAGCTTGCGAACGCGGTCATGCAGAACGTATGCACCAACAGCAGATCCAGGCCGAGAAGCAGGCCTATTCGTGTGCTCGATATGGTCGATGCAACTACTAAAAGACGAGAGCTGATGATGCGGGCTTTGGATGAGATGCCAAAGTCCGTATCTGATGCTGTAAACTATGCGAGTGTCGGCTTTACAGCAAGGGATATAGTATTCCTACACTCGTTGTATGTGAACGGTGCCAAGACCGAGGATGAGCTTGTCACCATGATAAAACAGAAGGATGCCTTTGAGACTCTACTGAGTCCATTTGGCCGTAGGATGACAGTATGACTCGTGATGCAGCAGTACGACTGATTGATAATGCCATTCTTGCTCGTGATAACTGTAAAAAGTCTGGTTCGGAGTGGGGTGTACTATACTGGGAAACGGTATATCGTGCCCTTGTCAGAAAATTTGATAGAATGAATTGACTTTTGAAAATTCATAGTTTAGAATATGAAAGATGGGTAAGGGATCCAAGGATCTCTGAAGCTATTGATAATGAGGAACTCGGTACTCTGTACCAGATCTTGTGGGAGTTTTTACAAAATGAGCGGCATGCATCTTCTTCCGGTGTATTACTCGACGACGAGCACCAAAAAGCGCAAAAAGAAGAACAAGACTAAATCACTCATTGCGGCTGAAAAGGAACACGAGAAGTTTCTCAAACGTATGGGTATCGGGTCCCGTAGCTCAGTTGGATCAGAGCAGCGGTCTTCTAAACCGCAGGTCGCAGGTTCGAGTCCTGCCGGGATCACCAATTCACGGAGCGTAGCGCAGTCTGGTAGCGCATCTGGTTTGGGACCAGAGGGTCGGGAGTTCGAATCTCTCCGCTCCGACCAAGTTTTCTATGATCCGTCAATGGCAAAGAAACAAGAGAAGGTCTATACTGGTACAGAGATCATTGGTATCGCACAGATGCACAAGTCCAATGCAGTGCCGATTCGTAACAAGAAATCTGCCGAAGAAGTTGCAAAGATGAGGCGAGGATGAAGATTTTAATTATTGATCCGCCTTCTGGTTGGAAGTATGGATTTCCAAAAGAATTACCAGAAGGTATCAAGGATACAGAGAAATGGCTTATTGAGAATGGTTATCCGCAGCATGAAATAGATTCATACGGTGATCATTTTTATTGTCGTTTTTGGGAGCGAGAGATAGATGAGTGATATGATAGATTACTATGAAGAAGTACTGCTTCTTCGTAAGAAGGTTGAGAAGTACGAGACTATTTTCAAACATGCAATGTCTGAAAAGACTGGTGTGTTTTTTATCTCTGGTGAGGCAGGTGAGAGAGATAATAACGGATTACCTGATACCGTTTTCATCTGTCCTGCAATGGGACTTGAATGGAGTGTGGCTTATAGGAAAGACAGAGACTACTCTGCTCCTGGCTGGTGAGGTGAGGATGATAGGCATGGATGTGGCTGAGCTCTTTGTTCGATCTGGTCTTGTTCGTTCAAAGACTGAAGCGAGGAAGCATATTAAAAATGGCGGTTTAAGGGTTCAGGATATTAAAATCAAAGATCCCTTTGCACGCATTGCAGCTCACGAAAACCAAATCTTTATCATTGAGTCGAAAGGATAAATACTCCAAAAAGGAGTATCCTATGTGGGAAATGATGGAACGAATGGCATCTGATCGCTTGTGGATTTATACAAGTATTGCAGGTTCAATTGCTGGAGCTGCTTGTCTTGCCTATCTCAGTACGACACGTATAGGACTTTGGGGTTATGCTAAATTTGATCAGATCGTCGACTTTCTTGTAGAGCGCTGGGGTCTGACCTGGTTGGAACAACCGGAAGATGCCTGGAGAAAAAGGTATCCAAAGATCACCGCAAAGATTGATGAACTCGAGCAGAGGATTGAAGATTTAGAAAAATGAAAACAGTGATCGTGACTGGTGGCTTTGATCCCTTACATTCTGGCCACATTGATTATTTTAATGCAGCTCGTGAACTTGGCGATAGACTCTGGGTTGGATTGAACTCGGACGACTGGTTGACTCGAAAGAAAGGTCAGCCATTCATGTCGTATCAAGAGCGCACTGAGATTATTCGTAACCTCAAAATGGTAGATCGAGTTATTCCAGTGATGGGTGATGATCGTACAGATGATGCCACTGGAGCAATTTTCTACGCTCAATCCATCGGTGCCACTGATATTATTTTTGCGAATGGTGGTGATAGAGATGCATCAAACTCACCCGAAGAAGATTTCTATCAGCACGACACACACGTACGATTTGTATACGGTATTGGCGGTGACTTCAAAAAGAATTCCTCAAGCTGGATTCTGAACGAGTGGTCTACTCCACGAACCGATCGTCCTTGGGGTTATTATAAGGTACTACAATCAAACAACCCAGAGGTGAAGCTGAAGGAACTGGTTGTAAATCCAGGATCATCTCTCAGTATGCAACGTCATCAAGATCGAGCCGAACATTGGTTCGTATCCGAAGGTACTGTCACCGTGTATACAATTAATGCATCATCAGATCTTGAATTATTGGATACGCTCGAGAAGCATCAGTCTATCCATATTAAGAAAAAGCAGTGGCATCAAATTTGTAATAAAACGAACGAACCTATTAAAATCATCGAAATTCAGTACGGTGATAATTGTATCGAAGCAGATATAGAGAGGCTATAATGATAATCAACGACGAGACAAGAATCGAATGGATGTGGCAAGCATTCCGTCAAGGGAACGAAAATCCAAATATGGAAGAATTTATCCGTATGATATCACGAGAGTTTGCCTGTGATCTACAGGAAGCGCAGCAGAAAACCTCACATCTTCTACTGATTGATTAAACTTTTGTGACAATCAGGCCTTTGTGTAATATATAATGAAAGAGGAGACACACACATGGACCAACTAACTCTTTGGATGGGTATTGGTTTTTTACTTGCCGCCTATTCAGTTATCGCAAACGATTCAGTACAGACACTCGGTACCTGGATTGCATCTAATAATGAACGCTTTAATTATAGAATTCTTTGGGCCGCTGCATCAGCGGTTTTATTATGGGCACTTTGGTTTGGTTGGTTTACTCATGGTGGTGATATATCATATGGTCGATTGACTAAGATACCATTTCAGGAAATACAGTGGTATCATGCAGCTGCACCGGCAATACTGCTTGTATTAACACGTGTTGGTGTTCCTGTATCTACCTCCTTCCTTGTTCTATCCGCTTTTGCGTCGACTTTTGTTCTTGAAAAAATGCTCATGAAATCTATCATGGGTTATGCAGTTGCGGCAATTGCAGCCTACGCTCTATGGCATATTATCAGCCGAGTCATCGACGAGAAGAAACCTATCGGCGACCATTGGTCACGTCCTTACTGGCGAGTGGCTCAGTGGGGTACAACTGGTCTACTGTGGTGGACTTGGCTGAGCCATGATATGGCAAATATTGCAGTATTTCTGCCTCGGCAGGTTCCATGGGATATGATGATCGTTATCAGTATTATCTTTGTCGGTGGTCTTGCCTGGATGTTTAAGGAACGAGGCGGTAAGATTCAAAATATCGTATTAGAAAAATCAACAACTCGATATATTCGTTCGGCCTGTTTTATCGACTTTGCATATTTTCTCATTCTTTATTTCTTCAAGGAACTCAATTCAATTCCAATGTCGACGACCTGGGTCTTTGTCGGTCTTCTATCTGGCCGTGAGCTTGCTATTGCCACCGTTCACAATACTAAAATGAAACAAGTATTCCCACTCGTAACTCGTGACTTTATGAAGATGATGATTGGCCTCGGTGCAAGTGTGGGACTCGTATTATTGATTCACTATATTATTATTCCAAATGGCTATTGACTTTTCGGATAATATATAGTAGTATAAGTTTATTATTTCAATGTGGAGTTAAATTATGGCACGTGGAAAAAAGTCTTCCGGCAAGCATTACACTTCGAAGGGCGAGCGTCGTAACGTCAATAAGAAGATTACGAATGCAAATCGTCGGGATTATCTATCAAATCATCTTGCTCGTACTCTCAATAAAATCGATGCTTGGGAGAAGGGTAAGAATGTCGTTCTGACTATTGCAAATCCAAACACCAATGAGACCGCCAAGCGGTTCATTAAGGTTCCGGCTACTCAAGTTTGGGGTAAGCCAGGCAATAAGTATCGTATGAAAGAATCTGGTATTACGGAGATTAAGGTATGAATCGTGATGAACTGAAGACCACTCTGCTGGGTGGAGTTTGTGATGTACGTTTTACAAAGGTCGATGGTACTATCCGTGAGATGCGTTGCACTCTTAAATCTGATCTTGTACCAGCAACTGAATCCTCAGATAAGGAACGAAAGGTCAACGAATCTGTTCTACCGGTCTGGGATCTTGATAAGGAGGGATGGCGGTCATTCCGAGTTGATTCCATACTCGACGTACAGCCAGTAATGCTATGAAGTTTACAGTAACAGGACTTGAGGATAATACCGGTCAGATTAATACTGATGGTGATGTCGTCAATGCAAAGGGTGGTACAGAGATGATGAAGGAGGGGCTTATGTCTCGCCTTGATCCAAAACTTGCCGACCATTTTAATATCATCTGTTCTCGAGTACGAGAAATTAGTGACGATAAAAAGAATATCTTGTGGTTGCATGATACCTGGAACGATCCAGAGGCACAGCACCTCTCAGATGAAGAGGATCGTAAAAGATTTGATAAGCTCGTATTTGTTTCGAATTATCAATTCCAAACCTATCATCTTGCTCATGGTATCCAATACAATGAATCAATCATTTTAAAAAATGCTATCGTACCGATTCCCGACCATCAAAAGCCAAATGATGGTGTTATCAATCTGATTTACCATACGACGCCGCATCGAGGGCTTGAGGTCCTTCTACCCGTGTATGAGTATCTGTACAAGCATTTTGGAGATAAGATCCACCTGGATGTGTATTCATCCTTTAATATCTATGGATGGCCACACCGAGATGAGCCTTACGAAAAGATCTTTGAAACCTGCCGTGAACATCCTGGTATTACCTATCATGGTGCCGTTTCCAATGATGAGGTTCGAGAGGCTCTTCAGAAGGCGCATATCTTTGCCTATCCAAATATCTGGCCAGAAACCTCATGCATTGCGCTGATGGAAGCGATGAGTGCCGGTTGTGCAATTATCTGCCCTAATCATGCCGCATTACCAGAAACAGCTGCCAATTTTGCGCTGATGTATCAGTTTGATGAGGACGGAAATCGTCATGCAAATGTGTTTGCGCAGCTCCTAAATGCAGTGATCGAATCATTCTGGGCGGATGATCATCAAGGTAAATTACAGTTTCAGAAATTCTACGCAAATAATTTTTATTCGTGGGATGCTCGGATTCCAGAATGGAATGCTCTTTTAAATTCAATGAAATAATCTATTGACTTGTACTGTTAAATATAATAGTATGGTTGGATGATTGAACTGGAGAGTATCTATGGCTCGACGTGCAAGTAAAAGTCTACTGAAATCGGCTGGTAAAAGAAAAATCAAGCCTCGTACACCAAAGCACTTTGACGAAAAATATTTGGGACCGGAACCGAGTTGGGGTGATGATATTGCCACCTCAAGTCAAATTATGAATGCTTACAGTTGGTATAATTACTTTTATAATACAAAGGAAAAGATCAAGCTTTTATTCGATCACTATCCGCGCGATAAAAAAGAAATCCACCTACTGAAACGACTCCCTGACTGGAAAATTAATTCTACCTGCTGCTATCAGGCTCGGATGATGTCCAATGGCTGCAAACTGCCAGAGTCTTCTGTGAAGTATTTTAATGATAATATTGATTTACTACTGACAGAGGCAAAAAAGATCCAGGCCGAAAAGAAGGTAGAGGCCAAAAGTAAAGTTACGGTTTCCATCCAGGACAGAATCAAGGAACAGATCAGTGAATACATTGGTGAAATTGAGGAACAGGTAGACCTGTTTATGCTCGGTAAGTATAAAACAGATTTCGATATGTATAAATGGCTGCAACACAATAATGTAAAGTCTCAGCAATCGAATGCTATCGCTGATTACTATCGTCCCTGGTTAAATGAATTGCACGAGGTAAAGAAAAATACCTGCGAGCAATTAAAGGAAGGATATTCACATTTAAAGAAAGCAGAATTGAATCGGTTTATTGACTTCCTCACTGGTCTGATAGATGATGCATCAACTTGGGGTGCTAATCAGAAAACGGTTCGTAAGACTCGAGCAAAGAAACCACCGTCCGTTGAAAAGCAGGTTGTAAAACTCAAGTATCTTACCGAAAATAAAGATTATAAGGTGGTCAGTGTGGCACCTGCTAGTATTATCGGTGCAAATCAGCTGTGGTTGTTTAATGTAAAGTATCGTAAACTGACCGTCTATAATGCGATGGGTCCTGCTGGTTTTTCTGTGAAGGGTACCAGTCTGAAGGGATACGATCCAGATAATTCGGAAACCAAAACACTACGAAAGCCACATGATATTCTACCTCGTGTGCTGAGTGGGGGTAAACGTGTTCTATCAAAGGTTATGGCTGAAATAAATAGTAAAGGCAATCAGCCAAATGGCCGTATTAATGGGGACACGATACTCTTACGTGTAGTGAAGTAATGGAACAAGCAAACAATGTCTTTGAATTTCCTAATGTTGGGAATATTCCAAAAAATGAAGAGCAACTGAGTAATTACTTCGAGGACAATAAGAAAAACTATATTGACCATATTGTCGATCATTATAGTAGTCAGTTAGCGAATAAAATTGGAATGCATGGATTTGACATTTATAATGAAAGATTCAGTTGTGATTTTGCTTGCGCGGTGGAGGTATTTCGAGCATCACTCTATCGTAGTCTCCAAATACCTCATGCATTAACTCCATATATGGATGAGATTATCAGCAAAATTGATTTGTTTGATGATGAGGATTTTGTTGACTTTTAACCACAGTCGTGGTAGTATATATAGAATTGATTGAACTGAGATGAATTATGATTCTTGTTGACTTAAATCAGGTGATGATTTCAAACCTGATGATGCAGATTGGCGGCAAAAATGTTCCTATTGATGAGAACCTGGTCCGCCACATGGTACTCAATTCTCTCCGACTCTATCGTCAAAAGTTCGGAGAGAAATACGGCGAACTGGTAATTTGTTGTGATGACAAAAACTACTGGCGCCGTGACCTATTCCCATACTATAAGGCTCATCGTAAGAAGGATCGTGAAAAGTCCGGCCTGGACTGGCACACCATCTTCGAAGTACTGAATGGTATTCGAGACGACCTCAAGGATAATTTCCCATATAAGGTTCTACAGATTGACCGCGCAGAGGCAGATGATGTTATTGCATCGATCTGTCACCGATTTGGTCAACTTGGTGTCAAAAATGAATCGGCAGAATCCATTCTCATTCTGTCATCAGACAAAGACTTTGTACAGTTACAGAAATACGCTAACGTCGAGCAATACAGCCCGATGCAAAAAAAGTTTGTGACTGTGGCCAATCCAGCTCGATATATCCATGAGCATATTCTGAAAGGTGACCGCGGCGACGGTGTACCTAACTTTATCTCACCAGACGATGTATTTGTAGTTGGTAAGAGGCAGAAACCTCTTGCATCCAAAAAGATTGATGCGTGGAATGGTATGGAACCAGAAGATTTTTGCAATGAAGAAATGCTTCGTGGTTATCGTCGCAATCAACAGCTTGTGGATTTGGATTTCGTCCCAGAAGATATTCAGGAACAAGTACTTGAAAAGTTCGATGATTATAAATTAATTGGCAGAGATAAAATGTTTAATTATTTCATCGAGAAACGACTTAAAAATTTAATGGATGTAATTCAGGAGTTTTAAATGGCCTATAAAGAAGGCGTGGCTGAAATCCTTGACCGGGTTTCGAAGTTAAAAACAAAAAAGGAAAAGATCGAGGCACTACGCACGAGTCATAATCTCACGTTAGAGAATATGATTGACCTATGTTTCAATCCAAATATCAAGTTTGTGTTACCACCCGGTGAACCTCCGTATAAACCACAACCAAAAGCGGCTGATTGCCAGGCAACTCTATATGCAAACCTGCGTAAATTTGGTATTTTCCTTGAGTCTGGTCCCTATCCAAATATGAGACCATACCAACGTGAGTCTCAGTTCGTACAGTTTCTTGAGTCGCTCGACCCAGATGATGCAAAACTGGTCGTGTCAATCAAGGATAAAAAGATGCCCTATAAAGGTATCACACGTAAGCTTTTTGAAGAAGCATGGCCCGCCCTAGCATCAACTTGGAAGGAAAATGGGTAAAACATTTCGTCGAGAAAAGCGTTGGGATGACGAACCAACGGAATACAGAACCCAAAAGTCAAAAAAGAAATTTCGTAAGGAAAAGAGGTCTAAGAATAAACGGCCTCGTGTGAATGAACATGAAGAATCCGGATCAGACAGCGTATATCATCGGTAACGGCGGATCTCGTAAGGGGTTTGATTTACTCTTGCTGAAGGGCAAAGGTACCGTTTTCGGGTGTAATGCCCTGTACCGGGATTATCGGCTATCGAATCCTAAATACGTATTGCCTGACTACCTGGTAGCAATCGACAATCCTATCATTACTGAGATCGAGTCATCGGACTTTCCATCCAGTCGGGTACTCATACCGCCCGAAGATGAGAAGTGGGAACCAGTAGAGCTGCACTGGGGTCGTGCTGTAAATAAACAATGGGATCCCCAACGACCACGATCAAACGCTGGTATGAACGCCATACTTGAGGCTATAAAGTTGGAATATGAAACCCTATATGTGTTTGGGTTTGATTTCCTAGTGGTCGATCAGAACACGGCTATGTCGAATCTCTACGATGGTACTGACTGTTATGGATTGGAGACAAGGGCAAACTTACAGGATACTCGTAATCGGATGAAGTATCTTGGCCACGTTATCGAAAACAATCCCAAGACTAATTTTGTATTCTGTTATCCAAAAGAAACAATTGCCGGTGGGATATATAATCCACAGGCTGTAAATACCTGTATTACTAGTTTTGATGACTTAATCTATTTACTTTCGGAGTAAAATAATGTATGATAGTATTATGATCGGATTGATGTTATTTGCTCTGGTCGGATTATCATTTTACGCTGGTCATCAATATGCGGTACCACGTGTTACTGAGGCAATTTTGACGGTATTACATCATGACAAAATCATTCGACTCATCGAACTGGACGATGGTGAGGTCGAGGTTTATAGTGGTTCAAAATTTTATAATAGTGAAACATGAATATATTTGTACTCCATGAGGATCCCAAAACTGCGGCACAGATGCATTGCGACAAACATATTCCAAAAATGATTGTCGAATCAGCTCAAATGCTGTCAACCACCCACCGACTACTCGACGGTGAGGAATATCTAGGTCCATCCAAGTCAGGTAAACGGACAGTAAAACACTATCGTTTGTCTGAAAATGATGATCTGATTTACAAGGCAGTACATGCAAAACACCCATGTACAATCTGGACGATGCAGTCACATAATAACTATCTGTGGCATTATCACCTCTGGCGGTATCTAGCTGAAGAGTTTGAGTATCGTTTTGGTAAACTTCATGCATCGTGGGAAAAGCTCAAGGATGTTCTCTACGAGACACCACAAAATCTTGTTTATGGTGATATGACACCACACGCTCTGGCGATGCCTGATGAATACAAGGTCGACTGTCCTGTGCAGTCATATCGTAACTACTATCTTGGTGAAAAGACTCGGTTTGCGAAGTGGGCCAAAGGTCGCCCTGCTCCAAATTGGTGGAATGAATAAATACTAGTATTGGGAGGTACAATGCCGACATATAACTTTATTGATGACAGTACTGGAGTACAGTTCGAAGAACTGATGTCTATGTCGGAGCGTGAGGCATTTCTTTCCGATAACCCCAATATTCGACAACTTCCACCTGACCGCATGAACATTATTCATGGCCAGCGCTATACTGGTCTGAAGAATGATGGTGGGTTCAATGAGCAGATGTCTCGCATTGCCGAGGCTCATCCTACCAGTGCGGTCGCCAACCAATATGGTGACAAGTCTAGCAAGGCCGTAAAGACCCGACAAGCCGTAGAGAAATGGAGGGCCAAGAGGTCTGCTGACCCAAATAAATGATGATAACCCAGAAAGGTTATTCATGTCAAATCTTGCTTATCTTGACGACGACGTAAACTTTTTCGATGAGAGAATTACAAGAAAACAACGAAAGGCAAAACAGAAAAACGTTAAAACAGGTTTGAAACTCAAACGCATCGAACCTAAAACACACAACCAGATCCGACTCTTTGATAAGTATCAAGACGGACAACACCTACTCTTGCAGGGTGTGGCTGGTACTGGCAAGACATTCATCTCGTCCTATCTTGCCATCAAGGAAATTCTCTCTCATCAAACAGATAAGCAGAAATTAGTCATTGTCAGATCGGTAGTTCCCACACGTGATATGGGGTTTCTACCAGGCAGTCAAAAGGAAAAACAGAAGGCTTATGAAGCACCTTATTATGCAATATTCACAGAACTTTTTGGTCGAGGAGACGCCTATGAATATCTTAAGGGACGTGGTGTGGTGGATTTTATATCGACTTCATTCATACGTGGAATCACTCTCAATAATGCTATTGTGCTTGTTGATGAGTGTCAGAATCTGACATTCCACGAATTAGACAGTATCGTCACACGAATAGGTCAGGATTGTCGCATTATCTTTGCTGGAGACTTCCGCCAGAGTGATTTAGAAAAGGATTCTGAGAAGAAGGGTCTGATTGATTTTATGAGAGTGATACGATCCATACGTGGTTTTAGT